ATAAGGGGACAGACCTCGTTGCTGTTGTTTTATCAAGGTTATTAAAAGGAAAATAAAATGAAAACAATTACTACAATAGTTTTAGTTAGTATTCTTAATAGTTCTCAACCACAGCCAGTTGTATTAGATACTACTGAGGTTGCTATGTCTGAGATTAAAAAGAAAAAGAAAAAAGGCAAAAAGAAGTCAAAAAAAGGCAAAAAGAAGAAGAAAGGATTCTTTTCAAAATTCAAAGGTGCTAAGTAATGCCAAAATTCGGCAAGAGAAGCAGAGGAAGAATGAAAGGAGTCGATGCTAAACTCCAGAATGTTTTTAATGAAGTAGTGAAGGAATTTGATTGTGCTATTATTGAAGGACTTCGTTCACAGGAAAGACAGAATGAATTAGTGGAACAAGGTAAATCTAAGACCAAATTCGGAAAACACGTTCAAGGTAAGGCCATGGATGTGGCTCCATACCCCATAGATTGGAAGGATAGGGACAGATTTCACTATTTTGGAGGTTATGTTAAGGGAATCGCTAAACGTCTCAATGTGAAGGTTAGATGGGGTGGAGATTGGGATGGAGACTTTGAAACCAAAGATAATAAGTTTGACGATTTAGTTCATTTTGAGATTCTTGATTAATGCCTAAACAACGATTAACAATACGAGATTGGTCTGGTGGTATAAATAACAGACAAGACCCAAGGGATATAAAGCCTAATGAATGTTCATTTATTCAAAATATGTCTATTGATGCTCTTGGTAAAATAAAAACTGCTGGAGGTCTATTTGATAATTTAGCAGATTCAGATGGTGATACAAGTTCAACTCCATTAACTGAGTATATAGTTAATAGGACAGCAGAGATTAACGGCTCTGGTGGATATGGTTTATTTTATTTTGAGTCTGACCATAGCCGTGATTCAGAGCAAACTATTACTGAAACAAAATCTGGGGAACCATTGGCAATAGGGACTTCTGTTGGCAATATTACATTTGTATTAGTACAAACTATAAGTGACTTACCTACTCACGAAGAAGCGTCGGGTAATTAATGCCAGTACCATCACAAAGCCATATAACACTTGTAGGAGGTTTAAATCCTCTAAATAGCACTATCTATACAGATAGTCTAATAAAAATTGGTGATACAATAAAAGTATCAGGGACTGCTAGTAATAATAATGTATATTCTGTAACTGATGTAATTACAACAGGAAGTACTAGTGAAGGAGTTGGTACTACTTTTACTGATGCTACTTGTGATACTACAAATGGAAGTACTACAGTAGCTCATGATGCAAATTCTAAAATAGTAGTTGGGTTATCTGTTTCTGGAAGTCAAATGCATGATGGAGGTGTATATATTACAACAATAACTGATTCAACTCATTTTGTTGTTAGTAGAGCTGCCGATGCTGATGGAACTAATGTGACTCTTACGTTTGGTGATATGGATATATATTATTGTGTAAAAGGAGGTGCATTAACTGCTGAATCATCTGCTGGGTCAACAAACCCACAAATAGAAGTTATAAGAGCTCCGGGGGATAAATTAGTGGCGTTGGGAGATGTTGATTCTGCTGGAGGTGTTGATGTTTGGTCAAATAATGCTACTACTGATTATATTGGTACGAGTCCAGCTAATGCTGATGGATGGGAAGCGTCTGCTATTAGTCCTACTCTTAACGGAGATGATGCTAAATATATATATTATTTTGCAGATGAAGCATTGAGAGTATGTAATATTAATGAAGGGAATACAAGTTTAATAAAATGGTATGGATATATACAAAGACAGCAGTTTAATAATGTGAATGGTCTTATATTTGCAGAATGGCAAGAACATCCAAATAATTTAGCACCACCAAAACTAGCTACTTCTTTTACATATGCATATGTTAATTCTCCGGCTGTTGGGTTTGGGGTCGGTGGTACGAATCCTACACTTACTGATTCTTATCATGATAATACGCAGGCTACTAATTATTATAGTGAATATCGAGGAGTTGCAAAAGAAAAAAGAGCTGGTGATGATGCAGATTTTAGTGGTACTGTTAATGATATAAAACTAAAAGACGCTCATAATACATCTACTACATCTTTTACTTTTAATAATAATAATGATACTGCCGATGTATTAGACCAATCTTCCGTTGGGGAAGTAATAACTATTGATGAAGCTCTTGGTACAGCTCCAAGAGAATTTTTATTTTGTAAAAAAGCAGACGACCCAATAACATATAGTAGGGCTTATGGCGGAGCTTTAGTGGGGACAGCTCCAGATTCATATAGTGATAATGATACCCCAATCTTAGAACGTGGATTAGGTTTCAATATAGGGATAACTGATGGTTCAGCAGACGGAGATTGGGAAGAAGGGACATATGAGTTTTATCAATCATTTATATATGATGGGAATCAAGAATCTTTAGCATTTCAAATGGGAGATGGAGATGATGGTGAAGATTTAGAGGCTGGTACTCACATAGCGGCAGGTCAAAAATCATTGAGAGTTTCTGTATATGCTGATTTAGCGTATAATGGGAGAATAACTGGAGGTAGGATATATACTAGATTACAGAATACAGATGATGATTTTGTATTATTAGCAGATATAGATATAGTCAAAGGAGTTAGAACGACACTTGATGGAGACCACGTTGCTTGGACTCTTCAAGCCGGTAAGGGTTATTATGTTATTGGTGATGCTGTTGGTAATTCAACAAGTCCAAATCTTGATACATATACAACTATAAACGGGTTTAGCCCTGATGTTAATTTTGTTGCTATTGGTGGAGCTGGAGAATTATATAAAGCTTCTGTAGTAGCCAATAGAAGAGCTTTTATAGCTAATGTTAAAATAAAAACGAAAAGTGGAGAAGTTGAGAAATTTGGCGATAGGTTAATGTATAGTGAAATTGGAAAGTTTGATACATTCCTTGAACACAATTTTATAGATGTGTCAAAGGGTGATTATGGTGAGTATACTGCTATAGAATCTTTTGCTGATAGACTTTTGGCATTCAAAAATAATCTGGTACATATTATTAATATATCAAGTCCAAGTGTTGCTAACTGGTATCTTGAAGAAACTGTTAAATACTTTGGAGTTAATTTCCCTTTTAGTGTTGCTAAAACTAAATATGGAATAGCTTGGGTCTCTGATGATGGATGTTATTTATATGATGGTAAAAGTGTAAAAAATTTAATTGATAGAAAAGTAGCAGTTAGTAGCCCTGCGTTTACCGCTTCAGGAGCAAATAAACCTTGGAATGATTGGTATAGAGGAACTGCTCATCTAAAAGATGTAATGTTGGGATATGATTCAATTAGTAATTCTCTTATAATGATGAGGAGCCCTAATGATTCTACAAATAATTCTGAGCAGGCTTGGGTATATGATTTTGACAGCAATGGATGGTCTTATAATACAAAGATATTTACAGATAGTGAGACTTATACGAATTTTATTACAGATTGGAATAATAATTTAATGCTTGGGTATGACGATGGTAGCACTGTTACATTTAAAAAATATTTACCAGTAAGTGTTTCTCAATCAAATCAAGATTTTTTTACAAAAGATATAGATTTTGGACAACCGGGATTAATCAAAAAAATATATAAAGTAATTGTAACTTATAAATCAGACGGAGCAGAAACTACTCCATTTGAATATGCTATTGATGGTTCAGAAAGTTTTTCTAATTTTACTGGTAATTTTGCCGATACATCTGATGTATGGGATGTTGTTACATTAACAACCACTAATCCTATTTCATGTCAAAGTATACAAATTAAATTTGATGGGCCAAGTGCGGGTATATTTGAAATTAATGATATGACTATTGAATATAGAGTTCTTAGTAACAAAGCGGTAACATAATGGCATTAACTGATAGAGATATGAGAAAGTTAGCCAATACGAAACAATCGTCTATTGAGTTTCAGGGCAAGCCATCAGTACATGGTATGTTAGATGGTCAAGTTGCTATTGAAAAACAATCCAATAGCCAGTTGGCTTTATACAGAAAAAAGTATGGTAAGCTGTGGAAATCTTATATGTCTTCTAATGGAGACCAATACGTAGATAAAATATTAACTACTAATACATTAAAGTACACTAATAAATTTATAGACTATCGTGTTTTTAGACATAATTTTAAAGATGATTTACCTGCGACAAAAATTTATGTTCCTTGGCAGGCAGTTACTGAACAAACAGATTTACTTGACGAGTTTTCCAGTTTCTTAACTCCATTTAAAATGACTTGTCATAAAATATTATTTAGACCACCAGCTATAGATACAGCCGCAACAGATATTGTTTTTGGAATAGAAAAAATAGATAGTGGAGATACTACAGTTGATTCTGTTTGTACTTTCGATGCTACATCAAATTGGGTTGATAATACAAATTTTATTATTAATCAATCTGATTGGACAGCTTCTCCGACTGTTGGTGTAGGTGACCTTGTAGGAATAAGTATTCAAGCAGATGATACTAATATAGTTACAGGTGAATCAGAGTTTAGTATGACTTCTGTATGGAGAGTAGAAATTGTTATATAAATTAAAAAATAGCTGGTATTTGAATAATATTAGCTTTATATTAAAATTGCAAAATAGTATATTTGCGTTAAATAAGGAATTATAATTATGTGGAGATTACAAGGCGGAAGCTATATACCCGGTTTTTCAGGCCAAGCTTATGGAGCTGGTTTACAAAGAGATGTAATAAAGACTAGAAAAGACCAAGCTAAAAAAGCAAGAGCATTACGGAAATACATGAATAAGCGTGGTGTTATGGGCAGATGGGGAGGTAGGCTTGCTTCTGGTTTACTTGGAGCCGCTCTTGGTTCTACTATGGGGCCAGTAGGATTAATGATAGCCAAAGCCGGTGGAGCTGGTTTAGGAAGTTTGTTAGGTGGTTCTAAAATGTTATCTGGTAAAGGCCCCAATGTTGGGGCTGGTTCCGATGGAACTGGATTACTTGGTTCTGGTTATGAACAATTAAGTGAAGCTAAAGGTGGTATTGATGAGGCTATGAGAGGACAGGCGTTGGGAGCTGGAGTTTCTCAATTAGCTTCTGGATTAGCTGGAGCGGCTGGTGATAAGTTAGGAGAAGCATTTAAACAGACAAGAGCTGGTGTAAGAATGGGTGAATTACAATCTGGGTATGGTAAAATGATGGCTGGGAAAGGTATAAATATTGGAGAGGCTTTACCTGAGGCTGAGCAAGTAACTGATTTAGAGGGAACTGGTCTTGCTGGAGGTTTTGATTGGGGAGAGGCTCCATCTAATAAACTAACGAAAGATTTAAGTTGGTTTGATAAAGCTCCGGGCTTTTATGGAGTTCAACAAGGTGGATATATGCAAGGATATCAAGAAGGAGGCCCTACAGACATGGAAATGATGAGGCATACTGAGAGTCTAAGAGAGAAATATGGATTAGAAAAGCCTGAAGTAAGTGATTGGCAGCAATCTGCATCTGAAAAGAAATACGGAGCATTAAAATCATCTGAGGAATCTGAAAGAGAATCATCTAGACTAAGGGCATTAGCTGAATTAGGTGGCATGGGTCATGCTGAGTCTGCCAGAGAAGCTGAAGATATATATCAACAAAGTCTTGGAGATATGGACAGAGGTAATTTAAAAAGTCTTTTAGGATTAGTTGGTGGAGCAAAAGATGATATAGAAATGGGCCCTTGGAATCCTACTAATACTGGAAAGATGAGAACACTTAGTCAAGCATTTAGTGGCCCAGAAGACAAAGGATATAAAATTGGAATGCATACTCCTGATATAAGAGGAGATATTGATGTAGAATCAACTATGGCTCGTAGAAATTATCCATCTCCATTATCTGAAATAACATTACCCGGTTATGATAATTCAAGAAGTGAAATGATGAAATTATTAGGTATGCAAATGGGTGGTATGATGCCGGGTGGAGTATCTAATGCATTACCATATCATAGGGGTGGTAGTGTACACCCGTATTATGATTGGTCTGATGATGTTGAATTTGATGAAGATATGCAAACGGGTGGATATCTGTCAAGATATAATTTAGGTGGTTCAGTTACTCAACAGCCAATGGCATATCAATTAGGTGGGCTACTTAAATACAGACGTAGCCCAATG